CCGTGAGCGTCAAACCCGTACCGGCAGAATAAATCTGAGCCGACGAAATCTGGACAAACGTAATATTGGTTGTGCCGAACGTGATGACGCCAGATGTGTTGCAGGTGTAAGCCCCACCTGCGCCGGTCGTGCCCTGCTGCACAAAGACCGTCGATCCTTCGCTCAAGCCATTGGCGCTGTTGATGACGTAGGTATCTGCATCAGAAGAGCGGGTCAGCACCCAATTGGTCGATACAGAGCCGACGTTCGTCACCACATAGATGCCATTGTGCGTCTGATTGACCTGCTGATAGATCAACACACGGTCATTGACCACAACAGTCACACCATCAATCACCAATGCGGCTTGTGTACCCGCGTTGGTCAGCGTGGCACCGACACCAGCGGTGCCGTTGTTGTATGTCGCAGTCAGAGCAATTGGCGACTCAACCCGCACCGGCTCGTGAAAGTGGATTCCAGAGGCCACCAAAGTGTCAACGTACTGCTTGGTTGCAGCATCAAGATTGCCGGTCGGGTTTTGCGTCAGAGTGATGGTTTGAATGCCAGCAAGCGTTGTTGCAATGCCACCCAGACTGATCGCTGTAGTGCCAATCGTGATAGAACTGTTGGACAGCGCAGCGTTCGGGATGCTGGAAAAGTTCGTCCCCGTCAGGGATGGCGATGTGCTGTAAGAAGGCGTCAAGCCTCCCACAAGGACGCCAGAGCCTGTCGTAAGGAAAGCTGTTGCTCCAGACCCTGTTTGATACGGGATCGACCCAGCAGCACCGCCCGCAAGATTTGTTGCCGATGAGGCTGATGTTGCTGTTGCAGCATTCCCGCTGATGTCAATCGCCCAGGTGCCGCTGGCCCCTGTTCCATCAGCTTTTGGTGCGCCCAAAGTGTTGTAGCTTACAGTCTTTGATGCGCTGCCATCAAAAATTGCGCCCGACGCATCTCCAGAGCCAGAATTGTTGAACGTGACTGATTGCGTCAGCGTGACATTTGTACCAGTGATCGACCCACCAGTGATGCTGACAGAATTGTCATTCTGTACGGACATCGTCCCCAAACCAGTGATGTCCGTGTTGGGGATTGTTGTGCTTGCCGTAAACGATGAAGTTCCGTTGCCATACACATAGCCCGTCAGAGTCCCGGCTCCAGTACCGCCGCGGGCAACAGACAACAGACCAGAAATCACAGCACCAGCATCAATCTGAATGTTGACGTTTGCAGCCGATGTGATTTGACCCTGAGCATTGATGCTCAACTGCACAGACTGACTAGCAGAACCATAATTCGCAGCAGTCACACCAGTGTTGGCAATTGAGATCGTTCCGGTCGAGGTGATCGGGCCACCCGTCAATCCCGTGCCAGTGTTGATCAAAGTTACGGCGCCAGATGGAAGAGGAGACCACCCGCTGATACTGTCGTAAGCCTCAAGATTTGAAATGTCTGTGTTGTATCGAATTGTTCCAGGCGTAGGAAGAGCGGGCCTCTGGGCCGTCGTTCCCGTAGGCACAACAACCCCACCAGTGCCAGGAAGTACAGGATTACTTGATATGGAGATCGTGGGGTTTGAGGGGCCGCCAGGATTAGAGATGTTGATCTGATTAGCAGTGCCCTGCAAATCCACAGAGGTCACGCTCCCTGCGGTCAAAGCCAGAAGGCCGCTTGAACCGCCAAGGTTTTGCAAGTCCAAGACCCTGCCGCTCAAAGCAACCGCAGGATTTCCAGAAACACCGTTGCCATTGGTTATGGCGATGCCGCTAGAACCCGATAAAAGCGTCCTGGGGACGATATTTCCACTGACCTTATAGAGCAGCCCTCCGGCAGCGTTTTGAAGGCTCAGAGCCGTTCCTGTAAGCTCCACGCTCAACGTAGACAACGCCCCGCCATCGACCAGAGTGATGCCATTGTTGCCAGACAGCGCCCTGCTGTTGGGTAGGGTCGGCTCTTGATTGACCGTCAGAAATGTCTGAGTCTGGCTCGGGGACGCAGAGACAGCAGCGGTCGTTGTTCTGACAGTGATGCCTTGCTGAACAATCGGTACAAGTTCAGTGCCATTCAACGGCTGTGCGGCAGGAAGTTGGCTGATTGAAATGTTTGGCATTACTGAGGCTCCGGCGTTATCTCAAGCCCGTCCAGATTACCATTGTTCTGTGGGGTTTGAGTGTTGCCCTCAGTGGAGACGACAAACCCTCCGTAGGCACCACCAGTTCCAAGAATATCGTTCGGATTGGTTGCGACGCTCACATCAGGACGAGGGAATCGAAGGTTGATCCGCTCCGTCTTCCTAGCTGGCAAGCGATAAGGATCAAGCTCATCGCGGCAGTTTTCCTGACACACCATCAGGCCAGGGAAGTTTCTGTCAGGCCCGAGCGTTGCATGGGGGCGCTTCATCTTGCACCGATCACATACAGCAATCGCTATGTCGGTGTAGCCGAGGGTGTCGAGGAAGCGCGGCATGTATCAACCAATCATTAGCGTGTATAACATCCTATCGCGGGCGCGAAGTAGATCGGCGACTTGTCGCGTTCTTCCTGTTCTGCTCGGTTCAGATGCTTTTCAGCTTGGCCCTCAAGGTACTGAATCCTGGCGGTATCAACCCCAGGAAGCTCCAGAGCCATCTTGTGCGACAGCATATTGAGGATGGCTTCATACCATCTCTGGGGGATTTCAATCTCGTCGGTCAGATCGCCAACATCCATGATCTGGCGCGAGTACCACACCGTCATCTGGATGAACGGATCGCTCGGTGTCGGCCACAGATAGATCGTTGCCTGGGGGATCGTGCGGTCAAACCAGAATTGATACGGCTGATTCGCTGTGAAGTTCTTGTTGGGCAGATTCGTGTAATCGTCACGGTTCAGGCGTGACATCTGGATTTCACGGCTCATGTTGCCCACATAAAACTCGCGCACCACCAGCGTATTGCCCCCGGTTTCCCTCATCCGGTAGTATTGAATGGTTGCGCCAGGGTCAATGTCGTACCAGAGCCATTCATTGTTGACCCAGGTCGTCACTCCGGTGTCTTCCAGCACCGTCCAGTTGGTTCCATCGGTGCTGACTTCGAGCAAGATGTGAAATTGACCCGACACGCCAGGAAGAAGGCCGATTGAACCGGCATAAACATCGTTGTTTTGACCAAAATTGATGCCAATGTTGCCATTTGGGGCAGTTTGGGTCACCATCGTGTCCACATTGTTGTCAAATGCGTTGACCGTGACACCAGAAGACGAAAAATACCCGCCATCAGAGTTTGGTGTGGGCCTTTGCATCTGCCGATACAGCACATTGAGGGTATCTACACCCCCAAGCGGCAGCAAATACTGGTATTGATCTGGTTTCAGACCATAAACCTTCTTCTCGATGGCCCAATATTGAATGCCGATGTTGATCAGGTCGCTCAGAAGGAAGAAAAGCGACTCCTTGGCACTCAAAACCTGCTCAGAAGTAAGTTCCTCGGCAAGTTTCCCCGCCCGACGCGCCCCATGATCAATGAATTTTTGAACATTGAGTACAGTTGTTCCGACGGTTCCCGAGTAGGCCATATCAGCACTTCCATCTGTTTAAAGCCGCCGCCTTGCGTGTTGGCTTGCCCTTTTCGTCTTTCATCGGCCCAGGCATACCCGACATCCTGGCGCAAAACGAATCCTTGCGTGCGCCGCCTTGAGGCTGTGGTGCCTTCAGGTTGCTACCCGTTGCCGCATTGTATTTCGCCCGGCCCTTGGCCGTCAGGCCAGCACCCTTCTCAACAGGCAACTTCTCACCGCGACCGACAGCAAGAGACACCCCGCCGCTCTTCATTTTTTTCTCAGAAAACATCTTCTCAACCATGCCCAGCCGTTGAGGCTTAGTCGTGACATCGTTGACGATTTTCAATCGCTCAGATTTGCTTTTGGATGGCTCATAAAAACCAGCTTTTTTCAAGGATTGAGCTACGCCGCCATCTTTCATTTTTTTGTCGGCCTTGACAAATTCTTTGCCGACCTTTTGTGGCACACCACCAAAGCCGCCCTTAGTGTGGGCAGCCGCTTGCATCAAACGATGTTGGGCTAGTGATTTGCTTGGCATGATCAGTCCGGGTTCTTGATGTAGATTCCTTCAAACTCAGCAGATACGTTTGAAGCTCCGGCTGAAGCAACTGCCCTAATTTCAATGTCTGTTTTTTCAGAAAAGAAAATAGGTGTGTGAAAATCAATCACAAAATCTCCGTTACCGGCAGTTCGCACAGAACTTTGTATTCTAAACACACCATCAAGTGGGCGTTCAATCAACTGAAAGTTTGTCGATGCGTTTGCGGTTGAGTTTGCAGATGAGTAGTAAATTCCAGTCAAATAGAAGGTATAACCGGCTGGCACTGTCCAAAACGCCATCTGCGTTTGATTTGCGGTAAGTGTAATCATGCCGTAAATGTTTTCAGGCACACCAGAAGTAACAGTGCCAGTACCAGCGTAAATAGTACCTGCGGCAGTTGCGCCAGAACCAGCAGTAACAACATACATGCGAAAAATTCGCAGAAAGCTGTTAGTTGTGTTAACTTCGGTTTCACCGTTCAAGGTCACCGTTTCGTTGATTTTGTTGTAGTTGGCATCAAGACCAAAAATTGCAATAGTTCTTGCGCCAGTTCCATCAGCCGCGTCATCCGCGCTGGAACTAGAAATTTTCATAACAGTTGCGGCAGCAGGATACACATATGTCCCACCTTGCGCCCAAACTGTTTCGATAGACGTGCCGACATTACCGTTAATGCCGAATTTAAACAAGGCATTGTGACCATCAACTTGCCCACGGGCCACCTGCAACTCAAACGGCTCATACGCGCCCTGACGGGTCGCGGAAGAATATGTTCCCATTTTTCAATCCTCAAGGAAAGCGGGGGCCGAAGCCCCCGCCCGGTTTAGCAATTGACAGCGCCGCCGCGTTTCTTGGGAGTCACAGTTACAGACTTTTGAGTCTCGGTGACCGACCCTTTGGGGGTCTCATCTTTGATGCCAAGCATACTCTTGGCTCCGCGGAAAAGCCGACGAGGAATGGATCGAATGGATTTAGCCATATCCATTTCCTCCTCAGACGGGCCGATGCTCTTGTCATACGCACCTTTTGACAGGTCAACAAGCATCTTTTCTGTGTCGCTCACAGCACCACCGCCAGCCTTCTTCACGCTGCCGCCTTTTTTGAAGGTGCCAGACAGTTGATTAATGCTGACAGGAGCAGATGGCTTTTTACGGCCTTGGGGCATCGCTACGGGCTTGCCTGTATCAACAAGCCCCCCCGTAGCGTAGGCCTTTTTTGCGGAGCCACCTTTCTTGTAGCCGCCAGCATTGCCTTTGCGAACTTCCCCCGTAGTGGTGTTGGTAACACCAGAAGGAGTCGAAGAGACGTTGCCTTCAACGCCGCCACCCTTGGCAAACTTTTTGATGCCACCACCCTTTTTGTAGCCTCCAGCATTACCCATACGGACATCGCCAGTGCTTTTAGGAGTGTGATGCTCACCGCTGCCGTCATGCATCTTGGTGTTGACGTACCCTTTGGCGCCCTCTTCCGAAGCCTTAACGCCAATGATGCCGCCAGCCTTGTAGCCGCCCTGACCCATCACCACGCCGCCAGTTTTCAGGCCTTTGTGGGCCTTCGATGCAGATTTTCCGGCGTGTTTTTTCAACGCCTCCATTGCATCGGCCTTGCCGCCTTTTTTCATTGTCGGCATGGGCGATGCGGGAGCGGGAACTCCACCCTGCATAGCGCCGGGCATAGCACCGGGCATAGCAGGACGCATAGCCTTGCGACGAGCAGCCAGAGGCGGGCGCATGGGAGCCTTGGTAGGCATCATGCCGCCACGAGCAGGCATACCGGCAGGCATAGCTGCACTGGGCAGGCCGCCCATCTGCATCTTCTTCTCAACCTTGCCGCCATTTTTGAGTTTTAGCTCAACAGAAGGCTCAGTGGTCATCATTTTGACCATTGGTTTGAACTCAGCCATGGCTTAACTCCTTAAGACGGGTTAACAGCAATGCCACCAGCCGAAGCAGACGGAGCGGGCATGTCCACATAAATCTGACCCAATGAGCTTGCATCGCTACCAAACTCGGTGATTCCAACCATCGCAGAGTTTTGAATCATCAAGAGACCGCCAGCAGAAGCTGCCAAGGTCGCAAGAGCATTCAAAGTCGTAGAGGTGGAAGCAACATTGTTGATAAACGAGCAGCCCTTGAACAAAGCCCAGCGATCCATCCCAGCCGCAGCACCAACCTTGACGCCCAGAGGGGTCGCAGCAGACGCTTGGAAGGGGAAGATGCAGTCTTGGAACGTGTTACGAGCCGTGCCGCTAGCAAACTCAACCGTTGCATTCGCTGCGCTACGGGCAACAGTGTCGCCACCCAGAGTGCAGCTAATGAAGGTGTGCTCACCGCCACCGTTCAACTTCAACGTACGAGCATTGGCACCAGCAGCAGAAGCCGCATCAGCCATACCGTAGATGTTGACGTTGGAGTAGCAGTTACGATTGCCCGAGTCTGTCCAAGCAATCATGCTGGCAGAACCAGTTGAGAATCCGCAGAACACCGAGATGTTTGCGAAGTAGCAACCATTTGCCGTCACGTTGATGAACGCATCGCTATTGAAGGTCGTAGCCGTATAGGTTCCCGAGGGGGGAGCAATACGAGCACGTTGTCCAACAGCGGTAGGGGCGCACACACCAATAAGGTGAGTAGCGTCTTTGTTCCAGTTCAGCGTACCAGTGGTAGCAGAAGACGTGATCTCTTGGGCCAGAGCAGTCGACAGACGGGCAGAACCCGCTGCGGTGCCGTCACCGATCAGAACCACGACATCATTGTTACCAGCCGTACACTTAGCAAGAGCGCCATAGAGAGTTTTCAAAGGAAGTTCAACGCTGCCCTCGTTACCATCAGCGCCATTCTCCGGGTCTACGAAGTAGTAGTTTCCAGTGAAAGGCAGACCGCCGATGGTGCCGAGAACGGGAACGCCAAAACTTGTGATCCCGTTGGGGAAGTTCGTCAAGGACATAATAGTCTCCCGTTCTCAGTGGCTTAAACGCCGGGGGTGCCGTACATGGCGCGAGGATCGGTGAAGCCGACATCGTAACGCTCGGTGGCCTTGTAGCGCATCGAGTCAGTTTCAAAGTCGCCTTCCATCGTCTTCTCAAGACCACGGCGCATCATCAGCTTCATGCCTTCAGGTGCGTCAGTCTGAACCCACCATGCGGTGGGCGAGGTCAGACGAGAGATCACAGCAGCGCCTTCGTCCAGCAGGCCAATCGACTTCACAGGGTTAATGTCGTTGTTGGCGTTGCCAGAACGCAGCACGGATTTCAGCAGAACCTCGGCCTGGAAGACGTTGCCAGGAGCCACCACCAGTTGGCGGGGAACCAGACGAATCTTCTTGCCGTTGTTGTCCACAGCTTGACGAATCTGAATCAGCATCTGCTCCAAGGAGGTCTGCGACAGGTTCGCGGCAGTGGTCAGCAGGTTGCTGAAGGTGCCATTGACGATGGGGTGGCTAGAAGAGTTCAAAGCAACACCGTCGCCGCCAGCAAAAGCACCGCCAGTAAAGGCGTTGTTCAGCACGTTGGCGCACAGGGTTTCCTTGGTCTCAATCAGCGACTGAGCCAGATGCTTTGCATACACCTGACCGATGCGGATGTGATCGCCGTCCTCAACCAGCACTTTGGTCAGCGCGAACGCCAGACCATAGACGCTGTACACATAACGCTTGAGGAACAGCACGCCGCCCTGCTGATAGGTCACCGGAGTGCCATCAGGCAGTTGGGGAGCCGCGCCAAAACCGTACAGGACAGGTTCTTCGTGGTAGTTGCGGGGAATGCCTTCTTGTTGACGGAACACGCGGCTCCATTCGTCGGCACGTTGGTCATAGACTCCGTCGAAGCACTCGTTGAGGATAGGCTCAACAATACTCCGAAAGTCCGTACTACGCATTGGGGATGCCATTTGTCAGCCCTCCTTAGATTGCGCCGCGGTCAGCGACATATTGATGTTCGGAGATTTGCACCTGAACAACAGTGAAAGCATCACCCCAAGCATTGCCGGGGAACGGGGCTAGGTTGACAACGCGCATTTGCTTGCTATTGCCAGCGCCAGCGGCAGAAGTGCCGAGGGTGCATTGGCTCAAGCCAGTGACGTTGGAACCAGCGGTTTCATTGGTGATGTCGAACTGCTCGCCAATGGACGCCTGAGTCAGCGAGCCAGCGGCTTGCATCTCATAAATGACCAGTGGGTCATCCCAGACATACGCAATGCAAGAACCAGTCTGATATGCGGTTCCCGCAGGCCAGTAGTTCGAGACGCGACGACGACCAGTGGTGTCAGTCCACTCAACGCCATTGAAGCCGCCGAGGAACGCTTGGCCGGTGGCCGCAGGCTCAATATTGCCAGCGGTTACCAGACGGACAGGCTGGCCCTTCAGAATGTCGGAACCATAGGCCGACACAATACCGTCCACATATGCGCGAGCGCGATCCAGACCAGAGGGATGGAACGCAGGACGCATACCGAACGGAGCAGAGGTTGCACTCATAATTACTCCTTGTTAGCCCTCGAATACGGGGGCAGTGTTTGGTTGCTGTTTGTCGATCCGACCAAAACCTTCACCCTCAACTTGCAAGAGTCTGCGGTTTGCACTGTCGCGGGCTTGACCTTGCAGACTCTCCAGTTGCACCTCAATTTTCTGCGCCTCCTCATGGGGGGCAGTGTGGTGCATCTGTGTCATAACTGCTTGATAAATGTCCATCGGCAGCTTGAAAAGCAGCATCTCATTGCAAGAGATAAAACCAGTATTTTCGCCAGACTTGACACGGAAACTATCGAACCCAGGCAACTCATCTGCTTTCACAGGGACGTACCCGAGACGCATTCTCTTGTCGATGCTGTCGTAAGTATTGGTGGTGGAGAGCCAGCACAAATGCCATCCAGGGATTGCATTGGCCGACAGTTTCGGCAGGGCCGATTGCGTCCACTCATCGCTCCACGCCTTGAGGCGTTCCTGCGCTGACATGAACTGTTCTTCTGCGGGGCGACGGCTCTGGTCTTGTGAAGACCGATCCTCGCGGCCACCAGCAGAAAGGGATTTTTTCAGACGAGATTCAGTCATTCTTAGCTCCTATAACCGGAATTTTGTGAACGCGCTTGCTCTGCATAACGCTTAATCATGCGATTGCGAGACTGTGGGTTATCCCACATTCCTGCATCTTTGATGGCACGAACCTGCTCCGCGGAAAGCGTGAACGAATTCCGCATTCCACTTGCTGTCGTACCTTCGCGTCCAGAGCTTGTCACAATACTCCTCGGCCTTCGAGACGAACGAACATCCTCGTCATAGTTATCAGTGTAACGGTGCGGCAGACGTTTTTGCAAGCGTTTGTCCAATTCTTGCCAATATTCGTTGCTTGTAGGATTCCAGCCATCTTGAACCAGCTTCTGGTCAATGACTTTGGCGATTTCGGAATCCTCATCACCGCCTTCTGGATTAAACCAGTCGTTTTTCTCCATCCAGCGATTGGCATGGCGCTGCAATTCTGCGCTGTTGGCCGGGCTTTGGACATTTGCCGACCGAACCGCGTTTTCCTTTAACGCCTTGATTGATTCAACCTCTCGCCGGGTTTCGTACCACATCTCCTGCGCTTTGGCGAAAGCCTCGCCGTCACCAGCAGACGTAGCCTCAGACATCTTCATGCGGGCATATTGCAGACGCAGTTCCTTGTCCTCAATAGCCTTGTCGATACGGGCCAAATCGGCAGAATGGGTTTTGCGCTCCACATTGGACAGGCGCTCCATCAATTCCTGATTTTGCCGCTGGAGCATCACAAGACGCTGATCTTTTTCCTCATTCGTCTTCTTGATGTACTCCTTCTTGGCCTTGCGCCGGTTCCTGCGAGCAGCGCGGATGGCCTCGGTGTCATCGTCTCGGTCTTGGTCGTCTTCGTCGGCAGCAGCACCGCCTTCAGCACGAGCCTCTTCCGTCCCATCATCCTGATCAGGGCTGGGAATGCTG